TAGGCCCTAACACCGGAGCAAACGCAGCTATATATGGTAAAGCTGGTTTAATCTCATTAGGTATAACCTTATCTAATACTTTTGCTATTGGTTTAGTTATCTTTCTAACAAATCTTTTAAGTCCCATAATGTTCTAATTTACTTGTTTTTATCCTAATAATCAATCGCTGATATTAAAGCCAGCGCCTATTTTTATCTCTTCTACAGTCACATTTACATCTCTTCTAATGTGTTCAGACTTAGTATCTGTGCTTGGATTTTGCACATCAGCCATAGCTTCTGCATCAGACATGTACTCCTGGCCTGTTACTGTATTAGTTAATGTAACCTCTGTTTTTGGTGTAATCACTGGCACTCTTTTACCATTGATTGTTTCATACCTAACTGAGGCCTCTGTTTCTACAAACGGCATTATCTATCCTCCCTGTTAATTTCTAGTATAGATGCAATGACATCTACATTACCACTGCTTGCTTGTACTTTCAATATTTCACTTTCTAGCATAATTAGTGGCTCAGTTAATACTTGTTCTTTTTGACCTGATGTTAAAGTGACATCATTATCAACTACAAAAGCTGTGCCTGATGCATTTGTTAATGTTACTTTAACAGCTGCCGATCCTGATGCATCTTCTACAACTAAAAGCGATTTAACAATAGCTCTTGAGTTTGATGGCACTGTATATAATGTAGTTAAATCTGTATTTGTTAAACTTACTTTATCATTCTTATATATATTTGCCATTAGCCTAATCCTAACCAAGTAAATCGTTCTTGATCCTCTTTTTGTTGCGTTAAATATGTTGAGTTTAATTGTTCTATAATTGTAGTTAACGCTCTGTTAATTTGTCTTTGGTTGTCTTCACTATATTCTTTTTTAGGTTCTGGTAATCTTACTACTACTTTTGTCATTATCCTCTCCTTCCATCAGGTTGTAAGTCTACTTGAAATGTGCCAAATCTCCACGATTCGCCCACACCAGTATTTTCTATTTTTATATTTGCATATCGACCTCTTGCACGTGTGTCAACTTTAGTTGTGCTAGAAGTAATTGTAAAGGGACTTAATGATGTTTGTGCATCACTATCAGCAGGAAAATCTTTTACAGATAAAGTAACTTGATTATTACCTAATAACACTTTAAAGTTTGGTAAAAATCTACGCATAGCTAAAAAAACTTCGCTTTGATCTTTTTGTAAAGAAAAACTAAATGATTTAATAAAGGATGTTAAAGCTGTTACACTACCATCTGGATTTACTTGATCAGTCCCCGTTTCGTGTTCGAATAATACGCTTTGACCTAATCCTGTTTCACCAATAATTGATGGAAATGTTCCTGTAGCAGAACTGTTATATGCAGTAGCATATGGTTTAGGATAAACTAATGAATCAATCCAAGTTGTTCTAATAGAATTTGTATTTGTGCCTGTGTACCAATTACCCATTGGTAATCTTGCATTGTCTTGTCCATAATTATAAACTACATATCTATTATTAAAATCAGAGCCTGCTGTTGGATACCACCAAACTACTTCCGTAAATAAATTGTTAATACCTGCATTAACTTGTTGACCTTTTGTAGTGTCAATATCATCATAAATAAAATCTTCAACGGAACAAGGTAGTGTATTAACCGTACCATCAAAAGAAAAGAAACCATTATTACCCATCCAATATGCAACACCATCAATTTCAATAGCTGCATTTTTACCAATCAATCCACAGTTTGTACCTACTTGTTCAAATCCAAATGTAAAAGGAGCTCCAACAAATTTCATAGTATACAAAGCATTGTCAGTCCAAATTAGGATATTTTCTTTTGCAACCAAACCACCCATAATCTTTGTACCGTCTTGTAATCTTTGTGTGCCTGCTGTGTTAGTTGCTTCTGGTACATATGCATTTATATTTTCATCTTCAGAAAATCTAATAAACATATCATCTTGTGTTGTAGACGAACCAATAGTTGTTTCAGTCCCTAAATGAATTAAGTGACGTGTTGTTGGTGAGATAAGCGTTACTCTAGTTGCAGTTGGATTATTTGTAGTTTCAAATCCAGTTGTGGTTGTAGAAGCACGTGTAGATAATCTAGCTGTAATAGAAGCATCCCAAGTAAATGTTTTACCATTTGCAATAGTTGCAACTAACACATCACCAAAATTACTTAACGACCAAAGTCCTGGTTCAAGTGTAACAGTTGCTGCATTTACAGCATCACCCCATCCACTAAAATCTGTGGCATTAGTTACTGTTGCACCATCACTGTGAGCTTGTCCTGTTGTTCCTGATACTGCAGTTCCTTTGGCTCCTCTAGTTATACCTGTTAAATCGTTTGAACTTATTCCTGTGTAAGTTATTAATTCTGTTCCTACCGCAATTGTTCCACCACCTGTTGGGAAACCTGTGACTGACGTTAAAGTTATTGCGGTACCTGATCCTCCTGTACCAGCAGTATCCGCGAGCAACGCTCCGTTTAAAGTTGTTGTTTGAGCTCCTTGAACTGTGCCACCATATTGACTAATACCAAAACCATATCCATATGTTTGAGCAGCTGGGCCCACTCTTTCATAAGGTTTTAAAGTTACACTACCACCTGATGCAGCAGAACCTGAACTAGTAAATGTAATTGTAAAAGTAGTCGCTGTAGGTGTTGAAATAACTTGAAATAATTTATCTTCAAAATCAGAGGCGTTTAATCCTGTACCACCAGGTAAAGTTACACTATCTAATAAAACAATATCACCATCTTCTAAATTATGTGCAGAAGATGTTGTAATAGTTATTGTAGTAGTGCCATTAAATGTAAATGTAGCTCCTGCTATAGAGGATGTTAAGGGAGTAACATCAAAAAATTGACCTTCAAAATATAAAATTAAAAATTTATCTGTGCCAATAGCCACATATCTATTTCCTTCTTTATCTACAAATGCGTGTTGTTTTCTAGCGACACCCACTATTGAATCTGTGAGTAATGATTGCCAACCACCTACTTTTTCAGGCAGACCATATCTAAATCTAACATTATCAGAATCAACCCAACGACCTTCTGCTCCAACAGCAGTGTCTTGTTTGTCAATACCAGGAGCAAACTTAATTTTCGTAAGCATACTTTACTCCTATGCTGTATTAGTTTTAAATTGCCAGCCCTTATCGGAACCAGTGTAAAAAAGTGTGACTGATTGATTGTTAGTTGTAAGATCCTGTGAAGCAGCTGTTCCTTGAATTTTATCTGATCCATTTGGGGCTACAATACATTTGTTAGTTCCAAAACCATTTGATGCGGATATATCCATAATAATTACTTCATCACCAACTACACCTGCAGGCAAAGTAATTGTTACAATATTAGCTACTGTGTCTACACCTATTTGATCACCAGGAACTGCTGTGTACGCAGTCTTACTTGCTGCAATTACTGTTGTAAATCCTTTTTCAGTCATAGCTAAAGTTGTAGCTGGAACACTACCTCTAGAATAAACTAAAACTGTTGCACCCTCTGGAAGAGGAACACCTCCACTTTGACCTGTTGTTATTAAAGTTACTGTATAACTATCACCAGCTCCACCTCTAGTAGTTCCATCTTCTACAAAAAATACTCTGTTAGCATTACCACCAGATGTAGTTGCAGGCATTGTTAAACTAGCATCGCCAGATAAAGTTCCTGTAACTTTGATGTAAAGGTTCTTACCATTCGCGGTCGCCGATCCGTCTGATAAATCTAAATTAACATTACCAGAACTTAAAGTTACTTCTACATAACCTGACACTGCTTGTTGTAATAATTGTAAATTAGTATTTGTAATGGTTCCCCATAGACCAGCTTTCTCACCGGTTGCTACGAGTTCTAATGATAAATCTGTTGAATAACTTGATGCCATATTAATAAGGTTTTATTGGTGTCCAAACCATTGTTGCTCCTGGTACTATGTCGTTCCACGTAATAACTCCTGGTTCTACTGTATTTAATGATAAAGCATTACCTGTAGGACTTATATTTGCGTCAACAGTTATTGTAACATTACCTGTTGCCAAGGTCAAGTCAACACCTGAAGGTAAAACGTCTATATCTATACTTACTACCGCGTTACCTGTATTTAAAGTTACTTGAGATCCTGTAACAGTGTGATCTACATCTGTTCTAATACTTAAAGTGCCTGTACCTAAAGTTACCTGATTTGCTGTTAAATTTTCAGTTACAGCGTCTGCAATGACACCTACACTACCTATAGTGATTGTAAGTGAATTGCCTGTTAC